TCATCTCTGCCCCCTGTGCCAGTCATCAAGGCGAGCGTAGATCGTGACCGCGATCCCCCCGAGCGCCACGGCGATGAACACCCAGCGGAGAGTGTCGAGATATGGCACCAGCGGCAGAACTGCGGACTGAGTTTCCGCGAGGACGCTTTGCGCGACCTCGACCCCTGCTGCGCCCAACGTCGCGACACCGGCCGCTCCGCCACCTTTCATGGTGCGACTTTGCGCTAAGACCTCGCGCGCAGGCGGTACCTCCTCGGCGAAAGCAGTCGTGCGGACCGGGAACCGCTCGCCCCACTGACGCGCCGGGCCGAGGTCGACGTGCATGAACCCCGAGCGCGGATAGAAGCCAAACCCGAGGAACCCGACCGCGCGTGCCGCTGCCTCGAATGCCACGGGATCGTGGTTCGACATTGCGATGTCAAAGGCCGCGCCGTTCATATGCTTGGACCGCGTCGCGCCACCAACGGCGCGGTTGTGTTCCGGGCTGCGATACGCCGAGCGGACGATCAGCGGCTTGCCCAGCCGATCCCGCAATGCCTGCAGCTTGTCGAGTGCGGGTTCGTTGACAAGCAGCTTGCCGGTGCCGCGGCAGGCGATCTCAGCGGGCGAGAAGTTGGTCCAGCGCCAAGCGCTTTCCGGCACGTCGCGCCAATGGTCGTAAAAGGTCGTGGTCATGGTATCCTCCAGCAACGAAAAAACCCGCCACGTGGGCGGGTTCAGGTTGGTTTGTGAATTGTTGCGATGGGCAGCTACGGGCCGCCGCCGAAGATCTTGAGCTTGATCGCGATCCCGGCCAGCAGCGCCAACATCACACCGGTGGTGATCATGCGGACAGCGGTCTGCATTGCAGTGCGGCGCACAAGACGGATGCAGTCGAGCAAGGATCGTAGGTCGCGGATATCGAGCGCAGCCTCTTCACCATCGAGGCCGACATCGGCGAGCGCGCGTTTGGCGCCTTTCTCGGCAGCGCGTGCCAGAATGGCCTCGAACTCAGCGTCGGGCATGCGCACAAAGCCTTGATCGGATCGGGGTGGTGTCATTGGTCAATCCTCGCGCCGCTCAGCCGACCTTGCAGCCCCAAAAGGACGTGTGGTCGGCCGCGAAATATCCATCCTGAGCGCGGAAATACCCCTGCAGCTCGACGGTATCGCCTGCGGTCAGCGGCACCATGGTTTGCAGCCAGATCGCGGTGGCGAGCGACACGTGGGTGGCGGAGATTTCGCCGAAGGAGCCCCGGATTTCGGTTGCCCCGTTCAGTACGAGCCGCCCGCGCATCCGCGCTGAGGTGCTGGAATTGACTTTGTAGAGCAGCGTTGCGCCGAACAAATATGTCCCGTCGACCGGCGCGGTGAAGAGGCTGGTCCCAGCATCGAAAGCCCCCTGATCGTTATAGTCGGTGGTGTTGAGGCCGATCTTCGTCCAGGTCCCAACGCCCACGTAGTTGTCGTAGTTGGTGTACGCCTTGAAGCGTGGCAGCCGGGGCTGGTCGACGATACCATTGGTATTATCGACGCTCAGCCCGTCGAAGAAGGTGCTGCCGTCGGCGGACACAGCGAGCCGGAACTTGTCAGAGCCGAACAGCCCGACCAGTGCCTTCGTTACGAAGTTGGTCTGCAGCGTCAGGCCGAGATCGTCGCCCGCCGCCTCCTTGTTCATGGTGTAGAACAGATCGCCGGTGCCACCCTCGGCCACGGTCTTCGCCGTCCAGAGCGCGGCGTTCAGCTTGGCCGAGAATGGGTTTGAGGTGTCGGCAGTGGTACCCACGCCGACCAGTGCCATGTTCTGGAGCGCTTCCGGGGTCGAGCCGACCCAGCCCGCGCCATCGAAGACCAGCAGCAGCCCTTCGTCCTCGACCCATGCGCGCCAACCGGTCCGGGGTGGCAGGCGCAGCCAGACCCCATCAGTAAACAGAGCCACGCTCAGGTCCCAGCCCGCCCAGTCGCCACTGCCCCCGCTGGCCACGATGTAGCGGTCACCTTCGGCGGGGCTGCCGGGCGGGGCTGTCAGATCACGGTCGAGCACGGAAAGCTGCATGAGCCCGTCGAGCAGCCGCAGTGCCTCGTTGTGCGTGACATGCTTCTGGGCCTGCGCCGCCAGGATGTAAGGGAGCAGAAGGTTGGTCGTCGTATCAGACATGGGATGGCCTTCAGAATGTGAGCGTGACGGTTTTGGCCGCCCCTCGCCCGATCAGCGCGGAGAGCTGAAAGATGCGGATGTCGAGCGTGTCGCCGTGCGTGAGCAGCCCACCCCAGTCGGCGGTCTGCTGGGTGGCCGTGTAGATCGCGCTTGTTGTGGTCGCGCTAAGCACTCGTTTCACTGTGCTGCCATCGAGAATTTCGACTTCATAGGCTTCGACCTCCTCGACGAGCGGCACCTCGACCGAACCCCAGTTGTCGGCCGCAAGGGCCCGGGACCGCCGTATCCAGCGGATCGTCAGATCGCCCGGCGTGCGCGGTCTGCGCCATGGCCGCTCGACATGGACGACTGAGAACGGCTGCAGACCCACTCCAACAGGCGTGAAGGCTCGCGCCACATAGGTCTCGTCGCTGACAGACCGGCTTGCGGGACCGATGCGCCAGTTCCACGGCAGCCCGAGATCGGCCTCCGCGATGGGTAGTGACGCAAGGGCCTCGTCGAGCACTACCACCCGCGCGCCCGCCACAGCTGGATTGGCCATGGCCACTTCTGTTCCGCGCTGGCCACGCAGCAGTCGCGTCAGGCTATAGCGGCCTGGTGCGATCAGGTCTGCTTTGCCCGCTTGGACGATTTCCCAGAAACCTGACGCTGACTCAACGGCCAGCGCGTTGGCCCCGCCGAACAGCGTCAGATCGGTTACGCTTTCCAGCGTGCCCGAGAGCAGATCGATCACCAGCGCATTGCCGAGATCGAAGCGTGAGGTCGGACCCGCGAAGAAATCCGACACCAGCGTCCCGATCCGGGCACGGCCGCCAAATGTCGTCAGTAGCTCAAACCCGTCCGTCGACGGACTGCGGAAGGCGGCCATCACGCCCGGCCAGGGAACCGCATGGGCCGCGACAAACGGCCGATGCGCAGGCTGATCCTCGGTCAGCTGTGGCAGGTCCATCAGCACCGCATCCGGCGCGCCAAACACGACCGCCCGCGTCAGCGACGCCGCGCGGGGATCGCCGGGAGGCAGGTCGTAAGTCGCGCGGTCCTGGCGGACCGCTTCGATCCCGCGTACCTCGGCGTCCGCAATGGAGACCAACCGCAGCGGAATTTGCCTCCCGTCATGTTCCAGCGTCACGACGTCCGCCGGATCCAGCGCCAACCGTGACGGCGGCAGGCGAAACGCGGCTGTTTCCCGTCCGGTCCAGGCTTCCATCAATGCGCGGCGGCAACGGCGCTCGGCCTCCTCAGGCGGAACCGCCATGGGGAAGCTCTCCGAAGCGATCCGCGTCGTGTCGACGGTGATACGGCGCGCCTCGACGAGGGCCGCGTCGTAATCTTCGTCGGCGCGCGCGACCTGCCATTTAAGCGCCTGCGGCAGCTCGGTCTCTTGCGCGCGGGTCAGTTCCAGCAAGTCCCCTTCGCGGGCCGCGACAAGATCGTCGTGCGTCACACTGGCCGCTGCTGCGCGCCCCCGCATGACAAACCGGATCAAGCCTTCGGTCTCGACGGCGTCGAAGCCGAAATGCCGCGACAGTGTGGTAATTGAGGCGCGCGGGCTTTCCAGTGCACCAATCGCATAGCCCTCGACCGCGCCCCAGATGCCGGTGACGTCGATCCGGGTCTCCGGCATCACGGCACGCAGGCAGAGATGCCGGACGAGCGCGGCCAATGAGACCGCTCCCAGCCGCCCCGTCAGCCAGTGACCGAGCCGCCAGTTCGCGCCATCGGTCCAGACGTCTGTAAGTGCCGGAAAGAACGGATACGGCCGCGCGTCCCAGGTCCAGGCGGCGCATTCCGGCATATGCACCATGCGGCCGCCGTAGACAGAGGACAGCGGGTTGTTCGCTGGCTTGCCCCACCAGAGATAAGTGGCCTCCAGATACGCTCGCTGGATGGCATCGTCGCGCCAGCCCCGCGAGAAATGCGGCGTGAAGCTCTCGGACGACTTCGGGTCGAAGAAGACGTTCGGCTGGTTCGTGCCACGGTCGATGGCGGGACAGCCGAGCTCGGTGAACCAGATCGGCTTGGATTGCGGCACCCATGCCGTCGGCGTGCCGCTCTCTACTCCGCCCGGGCGGTCGTAATGCGGGTTCAACCACCAGGCGCGCAGATCCTTGTAACGGAAGACCCACGGCTTGGCGGCCGCGCCATCGGTGATCGGGGTCCGCACCTGCGCCGTACGGTCGGCGGCGCTGGCGTAGAACCAGTCGAATCCTTCGCCGCCCGCGATGTTCCCCTGCAGGTAGGCCCGGTCGTAGATCGCGGGCCAGCCCTCGGCCGCGTCGGCATGCTCGAACCCGTCGCGCCAGTCGGAGAGCGGCATGTAGTTGTCGATGCCGATAAAATCGATCTCCGGATCGGCCCAGAGCGGATCGAGGTGGAAGAACACATCGCCGCTGCCATCGCCCGGCTGGTGCCCGAAGTACTCCGACCAGTCGGCGGCGTAGCCGATTTTCGTCCCGGAACCGAGGATCGAGCGGACATCAGCGAGCAGATCACGATAAGCCTGCACCGCCGGATAGGTGGCCGCGCCCGAGCGGATCTTCGTCAGCCCCGGCATCTCTGTGCCGATCAGGAAAGCATCAACACCGCCCGCCGCCACGCAGAGATGGGCGTAGTGCAGTACCATCCGCCGCAGGCCCCAGTCGCCAGATGGCCCCGTCCACGAGACAGACTGGCCCGAGACATTGAAACTTGAGGGCGTTGCCGCGCCAAACAGCGCCGCGACCTGACTTTCGGCTGTCGCGCTCTTGTCTGCCGTCCCAGTATACCCCGCTGCCGGAGAACAGCTGATCCGGCCCCGCCAAGGGAACGCAGGCTGGCCAACTTCGGCAGCGTTGTCGGAATAAGGGTTTAGCAGCGTATTCCCGGGCGGGACGTCCATCAGGATGAAGGGATAGAAAGTCACGCGCAGCCCGCGTGCCTTCATCTCGTGAATTGCTTGCACCACCGCGAAATCGGCTGGCGTGCCGCCATAGACAGGACGATCCTCATCGTCGCGGCTGACCAGAAAGGCACTGGCTCGGCTGACGCCATTCACGGACCAAGCCGACGGCGTGGTCGATTTGGCTGTTACCTCGACCCCGGGCCGCACCTTGCAATTGCCTGCCCGCAGATCGTCGCCGAACCAGGCGACCACCAGTGACACGCTCTCGACCTTCGGAGCCATGGCCCGCAGCCGGTCCAGCGCCACCACCATATCGGCGGTGTCGGTCAGTGCGTTGAGGTTCTCGGGCTCGGAAGACCCGCCGCTGCCTTTCCGGATGCCCTGCGTGGCATAGGCGAACTCGCCCGAGGCCGGGATCATGGTCACAGCTTGTGTCAGTCCCTCCGCCGTGTCCGGATCGGCCAGAGGACGGAACACCTCGAAACTCAGCTGCGGGATGCGGTTGCCGTAATTCCCGAGCGGCAGATCCTCGAAGACGACATAAGCGGTACCTCGATAGGCGGGCGTGTTCGCCACGCCCATCTTCGCCGAAATGAACGGATCAGCCGTCTGGCTCTCATCGCCCGGATACCAGCGCCAGGTGATCCCGGCGGTATCCAGCAGTTTCCCATCGGCCCAGATACGGCCAATGCCGCTGATCGGACCCTCGCAGAGCGCGACCGCAAAGCTCGCATAGTAGAAGTATTCGGTGGTCTTGACCTTGCCGCCACCCCCGCCGCCCTTGCCCCCGCCTTGCGTGGTGGTCTTTGTCTCCTCGCGGAAATCCGTCGCCCAGATGATGTTGCCGCCGGCCCGCATGCGGCCATAGAGCCGCGGGATCACCGCTCCCTCGGTGGCCGAGGTGATGCGCAGATTGTCCATCCGCGCGCCTTCGATCCGCTGGGTCGGCGCGAGCGACGAGATGATCCAGCTGTCGACGACCGAGCCAATGGTGGAGCCGACAAAGCCCCCAATGGTGGCGGCACTGACGCCGAGGATCGCGCCGCCAATGCTGCCGCCAATGGCGGCACCTGCGGCACCGAGAACGAGGGTGGCCATGTCTGGGTCTCAGCGTTGGGGGAACAGGAAGGCGAAGGCGATGCGCCGCCGCCAGGACGGGGTGAGCAGTTCCTCGATCACGCCGAGCCGCTCGTAGGCATGGAGGAAGCGGTCGGGCCCGGTGAGGATCCCGACATGCTTGGCGATGGCGCGCGGCGTCATGCGGAAAAGAACCAGCGCGCCGGGACCGACCTCGGTGGGCGACACCTCGATCATCATATCGCGCGCGCCCTCGGCCAGAACCTCGCGCGGGCCGGTCTCGCCCCAGTCTCGGCTGTAGGGCGGGATCGGGAATGGCTCGGGACCGACGACCTCGCGCCAAACGCCCCGTGCCAGTCCGAGGCAATCGCAGCCGACACCGCGCAGGCTGGCCTGGTCGTGGTACGGCGTGCCCAGCCATGACCGCGCGATGGCGATGACGCGCTTCGGATCGGCGTTCACAGCACGGACCCTTCGTGGCCGCCGTCCTTCGTGGCGTAGCGGAGCACGGCATCCTGGCCGGGGATATGCGGGAAACCGCGAAAGTTGGAGGTGTTGGCGAACTTCGCCCCGCAGGTCTCGATCCGTTTGTCGCAGCCAGCACGGATGGTGAAGGCGTCACCCTCGGCGATCGCACGCACCGGCGCTTCGAGCAGGGTCAGCACAGCGATGCCATCCGTGACGTCCTGGCCCAGCACCTCGGTGCGCCGCCCCGCATTCGCGCCGCTGGTCCATTCGATGGTGCCGAAGGTGAACCACCCGGCGTCGAAGGCGCCGAGGCCCGAGGCCGTGAAGGCACGGTCGCGCAGAAGGTCGATCACCGCACCGGTGCCAATGAAGGCGGGGGCCTCCAGGTCGACGCCGCAACGCCCATCGCCGAGCGCGGCGTCGCAGGTCGCCTGGAAGGTCCGCCCGACCGTCTGGCCAAGCACATGGGCGAGCGAACGGACCTCGGCGACGAAAGCGAGCCGCCCGCGCCGGATCTGGCCGATGGCGCCGCGCCGCATCAGCACGCGCTGCCCCGTGTCGGCCCAGTTCACCCGCCAGACCTCGACCGCCGCGTTGTCCCAGCGGCCGTCCAGGATGTCGGTCTCGGTGATCCGGTCGGAGGTCAGCACGCCCTCGGCGTCCTGCGCATCGACCGACAGGTCCGATCCCGACCGCACCTCGGACGCTGTCAGCCCGCTCTCCGCCTCGAAATCAGTGCCGTCGAAGCTGAGCGTCCGATCGTGGTCGGTGAAGCCGAAACTCGCGCCGTCAGCCCGCGAAATCCGCCAGCACCAGGCGAGCGTTGTTGTCCCGTCGTCCAGATGCGCTTGCAGATCGGGATTGATGTTTTTCATCGGCGGAGTTCCAGCAAGGGTATGGAGGTGATCGAGCCCAGCCGCTCGAGATCAAGCGTCACGTCGAGCACGTCGGTGTCGAAGCGGACGGGTACGTCGAACTGGAAGCCCGCTGTGACGGCGATGCCAGCGCCCGGCGCGGCGCTGAAGGTGACGACGCCGGTCGTGGTGTCGACCGACCAGCCCGAGGGCTGCTCGACCCCACCAAGCGCGATGCGCACGGTTCCGGTCACTGGTTTAGCGATGGCGCGCGTCCAGGATTGCGCCCCGGAGGTGTAGCGCTTGACCAGCTGGAAGGCGGTCGTCGCGCCCTCGCCGGTGCCAATCGCCTGATCGTGCGGTGCTGGCGTTCCCGAGGGAAGGCAGGACTTGTGGTCACCCCAGTCCTTGAACCTAAAGCCATGCAGCCGACCGTTGCGGGCCTCGAAGAAGGCCACGACCGCCGCCAGATCGTCCGCGCGGCGGATGCCATAGGCGACATCGTAGCGGCGGCGGCTGTTCGCCCAGCTGGCGTTGCGTTCCTCATCCCCCGAGGCGAGCTCGACGATCTGGGTGCGGCGTTCCGGTCCGCCGCGCGCGCCCCGGCTGATATTGTCGGGGAACCGGACTTCGTGGAACGCCATCACATTCCCCTCCGACCGAGGGACACAGCGCGGGCGATGTCTGCCGCGACCTGCGTGCGGGACTGCCGGAAGCTCTCGGCGTCACGCGCCATGATGGTGACGTTGACGCCACCTCCGCCGTAGGCCTGCGCCTCGCGCCTCGACAGCACCCGCTCACCGCGCTGCAGGATTGCGGGCACTTCGTCATGGCGGAGGCCCGCCATGCCGCCGCCATGCATCCGGGGCGCGGCGGCGAAAGCCATGGCCGGGACCAAGCGTGAGGGCCCGGCCGATCCGACCATCCCGCCCGAATGCAGGACGTTGGCGAAGATCCCGCCCGCCCCGGAGAACACGCCCGAGAGTGCATTGGCGATCGGCCCCAGGATGAACCGCCGCGCCGCTAGCTTGGCGAGATCGGCCAGCAGTGAGGTGACCAGATCGCGGAAATCCAGCTTGCCGGTCCGCACGAACTGGCCAACTGCGTTCTCGGCAGACTGGAAGGCGCCGACAAGGCTCTGGCCGATATCGCCGCCGATCTCGCGCGCCTTGCTGGCGTAGTCCGACAGCGCCGCCGTGACCGCCTGCCAACCGGTGACGGCAGCCTCTGACGCGGGCTCCGCCGCAGCGGCGGCAGCTCCGGCCGCCGCGCCTGCACCTGTCGCGGCGCGCCCAGCATCGCCAAGCGCCGTCTCCAGCCGCTCGGCCGCACCGGTAGCCTCGGTCAGCGCATCGGCACTGGCCTCGTCGGTGCGGCGCACGGCATCGCGAAGCGCCTGCCAGCTTTCTAGCGGCGCACGCGCCCCTTCGGCCAGATCGCGCGCGGCCCCGCGATAGAGGTTCGCGGATTCGAGCGCCCTGTTCGCCGCCTCGGTCAGTCCTAGATCGGGCGCGGTCAGCGGATTGTCCTCGAAGGCCCGGTCGAACGCCGCCTGCGCCGCCGTCGTGGCGGCACTGGCCGCACCCTCGAAGCGGTTCTCGATCTCGCCGAGGTCGAGGTCGGGCACCAGCGAGATGCGCCGCTCGGAGCCGAGCGCTTCCAGCCCCTGGTTGATGCCACCGATGAAGCCGTTGATGCGCGAGACCACGCCGTTCAGCATCGCCTCGACGCCGTCGACCAGGCTGTTCGCCGCCTGGAACGCCAGATCGCCGATGGCGGCGGGCAGCAGGCCCCAGATCGCCTTGATCGCCTCGTAGGCGCCCTTGAACGTGTTCGCCGCCGTATTGCCGAAGGCCACCACGCTCTCGATGGCGCTCTGCATGCCCGAGGCCGCATCCGCCTTCAGGTCGAAGAACATCGCCGTGGCAGCGGCGCCCGCCGCAGTAGCGCCCATCCTGATCCTCTCCCAGACCTCGACGGCAAGATCCTTCAGGAGCGACATCGCCTCGCCGAAGCCGCCCGCACCGGACACGAGGCGGGTGAACTGGTAGACGAGCTCGCCCGCGCCGACGATCAGCGCCCCGATGCCGGTGCGGATCAGCGCGCCGCGCAGGAGGACCAGCGCCGTGGCGAGTCCGCGGACGGAGAGCGCGGCGGCGGCCATGCCAGCCACCCATCGGCCCGCGAGGAAAGCCGCGAAGGTGGCGGCATAGGTGGTCAGGCGGCCGATGTTGTCGAAGAGACCGCGGATCGCGATGCCGAGCGGGCCGGTGCGGCTGGCGACCGCGGCCATCGCGTTGGCGACGGCTTCCAGCGCAGGCGCCGCGGCAACGGCCAGCTGGTTGGACAGCCCGCGCCAGATCAGCCCAAGACGCGAGATGGCGTCGTTCGTGCGCTCGATCTGGTCGGCATCCTGCTCGGAGACCACGACACCGAATGCGAGCACGTCCTCCGTCGCCTGGCGCAGCGTCGCCGTGTCGATCCGCGACATGGCGATGGAGCCTTCCTCGCCGAAGAGCTGGCCTGCCACGGCAGCGCGCTCGGCGGCAGGCACGAAGCTCTCGATGGCGGCGTTGATCGCGCCCACGCGCTGATCCAGCGGCAGAGAGATCAGCTCGGTGGCCGACAGCCCGAGCCGGTCCAGCGCATCGGCGGCGGGGCCGGTCCCGGCCGCCGCCTGGCTGAGACGGCGCGTCAGATCTTTCGTCGCCTGCTCGATGCCGGACATCGACACGCCCGCCAGTTCGCCCGCGCGCTCCAGCGTCTGGATCGAGGCGACCGTGGTACCGAGGGACTGGGCGAGCTTCGCCTGCGCATCCACCGTCTGCAGGCCGGAGCGCACCATGGCCACTCCAGCGGCCGCTGCGGCTGCAACGGCGGCGGCCGCCGCAACCCGGACCCGGCGCGAGAAAGCCGCCAGCCGCGCGTTGGCCGCCTCCATCTCCCGGCTGAGCCGTCCGAAGCCGCGCGCGCCAGCCTCGCCCACGCCTTCCAGTTCGGCGCGCACCTGCCGTCCGCCCACGGCGGCGAGGCGGACGCTAACCCGTTTTTCCGCCATGGGAGTGATCCATCTGTTCGTTGAGTTTGGTGACCATCACCGCTTCGATGACGGGCAGCAGTTCGGCCATGGCGAGCGGGGGCACGCCAAGCGCGTCACCGAGCGCCAGCGCCGCCGACATGTCCCAGCCGATCACCGCACTGGGCAACACGCGCAGCTGCCCACCAAGGCGGCCGACAAGGTCCCAGACCTGCCAACCCTCTGGCGTTTCCGGACGGTTCAGCCGCGCCGGGCAGTCCGGGCAGGCTTGCGCGCAGGCTTCGCAGTATCGCTCGCCCCCGCCGAAGGACCATTCGGCGAGAGCGCGGAGACGTTTTTTTCCTGTTCCAGCAGCAAGCCCTTGGAGACGTAGGTCAGCTGGAACGCCTCGAAGATTGGCCAGACATCTAGCAGCGCGTCGATGGCCTCGGGGCTCGGGTCGATGGGATTGCCGTCGGCATCGCCGATGCCCTCCCACGCGAGCACCGCGCGGCGCGCCAGTGCCTTGGCGAAGGCGACCGCGCGCTCCTCGTCGGAAGCCTCCTCGGGCACCGCCTCGACGGCCGGGTCGCTGCGCGCCGCCACCATCAGCGCCGTGGTCAGGGGGCGGAGCTGCACCCGGACGCCGGGCGCGAGGTCGTGCCAGCGCGGCGCGTTGGTCAGGTCGAGCGTCAGCATTCTCAATACACCTCGATGTCATTGATCAGGGTTGCCGTGCACATCCGGCCGACGACGCTGTCGCGCGCCGCCTGCCAGTCGAAGGTGGCCTGCACGCCCTGCGGCCCGGCGATCTCGATGCGCGGGCGCGGCAGGTAGACGGCGTGCACGGTGAAGGTGAAGCTCTCGCCCGAGGGCAGGACGTAGGCGAATTCCATCTCGCAGGCTTCGCCGTTGATCGCCTGCGTCACCAGCGTCTGGTCGGCGAAGCGCACCTCGATCCGCCCGGTGAGCGCCGCGATGGACGGGTCCGCCCCGTCGATGCGGCCGTCGCTGCGGATGGTCTCGATCCGGTCGAGGTTGTTGGCATAGGTGATCTCGGCCGAGACCACATTGCCGAGGGCGGTGCCGTTGCGCGTTATAGACCCGTTGAAATGGCCGAACCGCTTCAGTTCCAGTTCGGCGGGTGTTCCGGCGCTCGTGGTCGTGCCCACCGTCTCGCCCTGCGCGACCAGCCGCGCGGTGGCAGTCAGCAGGCCCGAGCGCTGCATCTGCCAGGTGATCTGGTCGAGCACGCAGCCGGAATACATGGCGTAGCGCGGCACCTCCGGCATGCCGGTCTCGATCGACATGCTGGGCAGCGTCCAGGACCCGGACTGGAACTCGTGGCTGTAGGGGGCCTCGACGCCCGTGGTCGTGGGCGCGCCGAAGGCCGCCTTCAGCCAGAAGCCGAAAGCCTCGGCGTCGAGCGGCAAGACGACATCGCCATCGGCGGTCACCGCGTCCTTGATCGGCGCCAGTGGATCGCGGCCGTAGCCGAGCAGCTCCGAGTTCAGCAGCGGCTGCTCCGCGCCGAGCGAGGTGCTGGCGAAGGGCATGCGGGTGAAGCCGCTGGCGGGCGGCGTTCCGTAGGTCGTCTCGAACGCAAGCGCCATCAGCGCCCGCGCCCCCTGGGCTCGTGCCATGTTCGTCTCCTCGGGTTGTCGGAATCAGCCGAGCGGGTCGGCCGTGGAATAGTGCAGCACCACCGGAATGACGGCAGCCTTCAGGCTCGCCGCGCCCTCGACCGGCAGGTCCACAGGGCGCGGCGCTTCCGCCTCGACCCAGTCGCAGAGGCCGCCCAGCGTTCGGTCGGCGGCAAGCGCTGCGCCGATGCTGGCGGTAAGAGTGTCGAAGGCGGCGTCACGGTCGGAACCCTGCACGACCGCCTCGATCTCGGCCCGGTGCTGGTAGTGGTAGCGCAGGGGCGAGAGCGTGACCTCCGGCTCGCCCGGCTCGCCATCGCGCAGGATCAGCAGTCCCTCGGCCGGAACGCGCTCGGGCAGCACCTCGCCCCGCAGCGCGGTGGCGGGAAGCGCCGAGAGCCGCGCGTGCAGCGCGGCGAGGATGGTTTCGCGGGGGGTGGGCATCGGGCTCCGTTACTCTTGCTCAAGAATTGTTTCGCACCCTATGGTGAGCTTGATGTCGAAAGCGACCTACCGAGCCCCATCAGCGTCGCCGAATTTAGAAGAGAAGCCGATGAAATCAGAAGAATACCCAAAATTGTCGCGGCTGATGGAGAACGACGAACTCTGGCATCATGTAAAGGATTTTGACACTCTTCTTGATCGGTCGAAGGCTCGGCTTCCACTTGACGAGGGCGGAAACGAAACGGTTAAGGTCGCACACCTCCTACACGAACTAGCATATGCTCATTTTTTTTCGACGCTGGTTTTCCGCTTCAAAACACGGGAGATTGCGCGCGGAATTTTCGATGCGGAAACTCAGTGCAACCTTGTTGTTCTGTTCAATCTAGCGCGCGCGTTTATGGAGCACACAGCGTCGTTGGCGTTCCAGAATCAAGCCCTCGAGAAAGCTGTTTCCGACATCGAGACAAAGCAGGTTTTTGACCAGGTTGATCGCACTATTCGCAAACATCGCAAGATCGTAGACCGGTTGTATTATGGAGGAGAAAGTGGACCAAAGGATGCCAAGCGGCTTCACACAAACGACTTGCTCGAAGCGCTGGCCAAGGTAGATGAACGTGCAGCCAGTGACTATGCAACCCTGTGCGAGTTTGTACATCCGAACTACGGAAGCAACCTTCTAGTCTCAAGTGGCGAACTCTCATCCGGGTCCATAGGGATCCCATCAGAATCATTGACCAAGGAGTTGTCCTTGGCACGCGAAGCAATCGAGCGTTGCGCCGCACTCGACTGGAATCTGGTGGTCAGCGGCACTCGCCATCTCTCGAAGATCGACAACTGGATAACGATAGCTAGCGAAAACGGAGCAAAGCTATCGCAATTGTTTTCTGTCCGGGTGGGTCACTCGGGTGATGGAAAATCCAAAGATACGGCGATCTTCTTCAAAAAGGCACGCACCCACAACGAGGCAATACAGGCATTCTATAGATACCTTGAGCAGCAAGGCATTGAGCTTCATGAACGTCGCCTTGCTGGTGTCGAGGAAGGCTACATTTTTGATATAGTGCTGACGGACAGAGGTCCATTGTGGGTAAAATACCGGATGGGAGTATAGGCCTCGAAAGTGTACTTCGAGTCTACGTGGATAGCTTCCGATCTACCCAATTCGCCACGATCAGCCCCGGCACGCTGTCCAGCGCCCGGTCTGCATCCCGCGCGAGGTCCAGCCGCTTCGGCAACTTGACCTGCGGCACCAGCAGGAAGATCGGCGCGGTGACCTTTCCGCGCCCGGTCTTCGAGCGCGACACCACCGCCTGACCCTTCGTGTTCAGCCGCCCCTCCGCCACCAGCAGGCTCGGGCCCATCCGGCGATAGACGAAGCGCAGGCGCAGCCCGCGTCGGCGCTCCCATTCGCCGGGAGTGATCCGGCCGCCCCGCAGGGATTTGCCAGCTGCGGGCAGCGGGATCGCCAGCCAGAACCCATCTTTCGAGCGGATCAGCGGGCCGGTATCGTGCGCGCCGACGATGACCGGAGCCTTCGACCAGACCAGCGCCGCCGCGTCCAGGCTCTCGCCCGACCTCGGGAAGTTCTGGCTCCGGATCGAATTGGCGAGCCGTGTGCCGAGCCCCGCGCCGGTGATCTGCAATCGCCAAGCCGACTTCAACCCGGTCCCGGCCTCGCGCATGGCTGCGGTCACGGCGCGTTCCCCCGCCGCCACCTCGGCCGCCATCATCGCGACGATGTCGGGATCGATGTCGAGCTTCAGTTTCACGCGGGCCTCAGATCCACGGTCCAGACCAGCCGCTCGCGGTCGCGGACGGGCTCTCCCTGGATGAGGAAGGCGTCGCCATCGATCTCGATCCGGTCGCCGGGACGCGGGTTCGGCACCTCGGCGACGCGCAGGTCGATCCGGGTGGTTTCCGACCAGAGCCGCGCATCGCCGAAGTCGGTGACCGCGTCGGCGCGCCGGGCGACGGCGCGCACCAGAACGGGCGCGCCGCCGTCGGCGATATAGACCGCGTCCCGGCCGATGTTTGGATCGGCGAAGAGCGCGCTCATGGCGGCGGCGAAGGCGCTCATCAGAACGCCGCGTTCAGGCGCACCCGGCCGATGGTGTCGCCCGCGCCGCTCGCCACGGCCTCGACGGCCACGCCGATGAGCGTGTTGTCGGTCGCGACCGTCGTGCAGCGCTTGTTGGTGTCGTCCCAATAGACCTTGGCGCCGACGGTCCAGGCCTGCGAGCCGACCTTGGTGATGTCGAAGACGCCGACGAGCGCGGTCTCGACGGGCTCGCCGAGGGCGGCCGCTCCGGCGGCGATGCCGAAGATCGAGCCGACGAGCAGGCCATCGCCGGAGGCGACGGCATAGGGCGCGGTCAGGGTGATGGTGTTGCCGGGCTGGACGAAGTTTTTCATGACGGGGATCCTCGTGGAAAGACGAAGGGCGGCCCGTCAGGACCGCCCGTGTGTCAGGGTTCAGCATGGGGTGCGGGTTATGCGCCCGGGTTCTTGTAGAGGCCGCGCCAGTCGATGGCCTTGGCGCCGAAGTCGAGGCGGCACTTGATCTCGACGCCGTCGACATCGAAGCCGTTGCGGGTCTCGATGTAGGCGCCCTGCTGGCCCTCGAGATAAGCGTACTCGATGGTGTCGATCTGGTTCGGACTGGCCGCCAGATACCAGGCGGTCTCGCTCGCGGCGTCGAGGCGGGGCTCGCTGATCGGCGCGAGGGTGCGGATCGACTGCGGCACGACGCTGGACGTCGCGGCGGGCACGAGGTTCTGGGCGACCAGCTGCTCGGCCTTCAGCTCCAGCGAGGCGGGCACGATCAGGAAGGCGGGACGGACGTTCAGCACCGTCTTCTTGTCGAGGCCCGTCTGCTTGGCCATGGCGGCGCGGGCCGCGCCGACACTGCCGACATCGAGCGCCGCGCCGGTGCCCGCGAGGTTCTTGTGGGTGGTGTGGAAGAGCGCGTTGCCGTCGGCCATGGCCGGGTTGGCGGTGATGATGCCCCAGACCACGTCGCTCTCCAGCTGCGCGATCGAGTTGCCGTACATCGCAGGGATCCGGGTGAAGGCGTCGAGATCGTCGTTGATCAGCGTCTGGCGGGTGATCGCGACGACCCGGCCGTAGGTCTTGACCTTGTAGCTCTCCTTGCTCTCGCCGAGCGTGCCGCGCTTGAACTCGCCGCTCTCGCCGACCTCCAGCAGCTGGGGCGCTTCGCCGAGCTGGACACGGTGCATCGCCTTGAAGTCGGTGGCCAGCACCTGACGGCAGAACAGCATGAAGGTGCGGGGATAGGTCTCGTAGGCTTGCCGCAGGGTCTTGTTGGTCACGGCTGACAGGATTTCCGGGAAGTCGGAGGTGGAATGCAGCGCGCGCGTCGCCACCTCGTCGCGCGACAGGCCCCGCGTGTTGACCCCGGCATTGCCGAGGCTTTCGCGGGCGAGTTCCAGCAGGGTCATGCCGCGATACTGGCGGGCGGCGTCTTCCAGCTGGAACAGCGTCGGGCTGTAGCGGTGCAGCAGCGCGTTCGCCACCGCGTCGCGGCGGGTGATGCGCTCGTCCCGGCCGCCGAGCGGGACGGAGACATGGGGGAAGGTCCGGGTCTCGTCCGACTTCGCGGCGACCTGGTCGAGGATCAGGCGGCGGGATTCGTCGACGCTGACGCCGCGCTTGACCAGGTCCTCGGCGAAGCCGCGCTCGAGGTTCAGCCGCCCGGCCAGATCGTAGATGGTCGAGACGCGGTCGCGCTCGGCCTCGCGGGCGCGGGTGGCGACCGCTTCGGTGTCGGGCGCAGCGGGGGCATCCGTGTTTTGAAGCCTCGGCTGGGTGCGGGTTTCCACTGCGGCGACCTTCGGTTCGGGCGCAGCCGCTTTCGGCTCGGTCATGGGGGTGTCCTCGGTTTCGACCGGCGCGGTCGGCTGGGTGGTGGCGGGGGTTGCGGCGTCGCTCGCCGGGGTCTGGGTCTTGTCCGTCATCGGGGATGCTCCTTGCGGTGTGGGGGCGTCCCGGCGGTGAAGGACGCAATCGTGAAGGGGATGCTGGGCGCGGAAGCCCGCGGCGGGATCGGCGCCGACCGCGACGGCGGAGACCTCGAACGGGGTCCAGTCCACCGCCCGCCAGAGTTCGCGCGCGGCCTCGGGTTTCGAGACCTCGAAGCGGTGGACCTGGTAGCCGATGGAGACCGCCCGGATGTGCCCGGCCTGGATGTCGCGCCAGATCGGTTCGACATCGGCGCGCTCGCTGATCCGCACCAGCGCGATGCCGCGTCCGTTCTCGATCCGCGCCGAGCCCGGCACGACCGAGCCGATCACCGCGTCGAGCGTGTCGAGCTCGTGCACCTTCAGGAACGGCGCGCCCGCATTCAGCCGGTCGAGCCGGACATGGGCTGGATCGAGGCTCAGTTCCTCGTCATAGGGCTCGCCGAAGAAAGTGGCGCGGCGGACCCGCGCGCCTGCCGACCAGACCACCTCGACGGTGCGCGTGTCGGCATCGGCCGTGTTCGGCGCAAGCTCCGCCGACCGGCGCATGGCCGGCAGTTCGATCATCGTGTCCATGAAGGTCAGTCCTGTTGGTCGGCCTGCGCCGGGTCATTGTCCGCTTCGGCGGCCGGGTCGTCGGTGTCCTGTTCGTCGGCGGCTGGATCGGTCACCGGATCGCTGGCCCCGTCTTTGGATTGTGCGCTGCCGGTCTTGGTGACGCGGCGCGGATCGCTGTCGAGCACCAGCCCCAGCGCGTCGAGCTTGGCGTTGGTCGCGGCGATCTCGGCCAGCACGGCGTCGGGGTTGCGGCCCTGCCGGGCGATCACTTCGGCCAGCGTCATGGTGCCGGAGCGGATCGACAGCAGGTTCGCCATCGCGTCCTTCTGCGGATCGACCGCCTCGAACTTCGGCGGCGACCATTCGACCGGCACGCTCGGCGACGGGATCTGCCCCGCCGCCCATGCCGCTTCCGTGAACCACCGCCAGACCGGGGCGCAAAACATCGGGATGAAGAGCTGCCACTGCACGGCGTCGATCTGGCGGCGGAACTCCACGAGACCCGCCCGGATCGAGGAATAGTTGACCTGGCTGAGATCGCCGGTGAGCAGCTCGTAGGGCACCCGGAACCCGGCCGAGATGGTGTGCAGGCTCGCGCGCTTGTATTCACCGTATCCGCCGGTTGCCGATGGCTGGTTGAAGCGGATGTCCTTGCCGCCACGGGCATAGGCGATCAGCCCCGGCTCGAACTGCTCCACCCGGTTGCCGTCAGCATCGACCACGGAGGGCGCGATGCCCTGTTGCGCCTCGTCGTCGCCGAAGACGATGGCGGTGACGCAAGCCTCGGTCTTCTTGCGGACCAGTTCGGCCACCTCGTAGTCGTCGAGATCGCGCAAGCTGCGGATCACCGGCGCGCCCCAGGGAACGCCGCGCGCCTGCGTGCGCTGCTTCTCGTAGACATGGGCGATCTCGGTCGCCGGGACCGGGCGGCTCTGCAACCCGTTCTGCAAGGCGCCATAGGCGTCACCCGGGTGCTCGGTATGCAGCCAGTAGGCCCGACGCTTGCCCACCGGGTCGAACTCGATCCCCTGCACCAGCCGCCCCGCGCCGATGGCGCCGGATTTCGTGGCGTCGAGGAAGTCGGCCTCCAGCACCTGCAATTGCAGCGGGACCGGCAGGCCATCGCTCGCGCGCCGCAGGCGGCGGCGCACCAGCACCTCGCCCGCCTCGACCATCTCGCGGCAGATCAGCGTTTGCAGCCCGTAGAAGTCGAGCTGGCCGTCGGCGTCGCACTCCGCCGTCCAGCGTTCGAACAGCGCGTCGACCTTCCGGTCCAGCTTGTCGTCGCCGCTGGCGGCGCGCGGCATGATGCCCGCGCCGATGATGTTGTTGACCAGCACCGCCACGGCCTTGGCCGCATGCGGGTTGTTGCGCACCAGATCGCGCATCCGGTCGCGCAAGAGCGCCCCTGCCACGCCGATCTCGGTATCGGCCGAGGATCCCGGCGCGCGCCATCCCTCAGTCCGCCGCCCGCGCGCCGCGCCGTCATAGCCCCGCGTCAGGGTCTCGAAGGCCTGACGCGCCATCACGCGACGTGCGGCGATACGCGGCGCCACCGATGCGATGGCGTGATCGAACCACGTCGCCGACATCAGCGATCTCCGCGCGAGAAGCCCGCCAGCCCCGCGACTGGCAACGGCCGCGTGGTCCCCACGATGGCGCGCTCGATGGTGCGGATTCGGGCCAGCAGATCCTCGGCCGAGCCGTAGTCGACGGACTTGCCGTCGTAGCTGACCCGGGTCGTGCCGCTGGCGTATGCGCGGCGCAGCGCCGAGAGCTCGGTTTCCGTCCAGTCGGTCATCAGAACCATCCTCCACGCCGCCCGAGCCAGTCGGAGCGGCGCTTGCCCTGCGGGGCCTGTCCCGGCCGGTTGATCTGTCCGGCGGGATCGGTGTCGGTGGGGGCCGCCCCGAGCTGATCCTCGAGGTCGCGCCATTTCTCGTCGGGCCAGCGATCCGCGCCGGCGATCCAGGCGGCGGCGCGGGCGTAGACCCGGCAGTCCAGCGCCTCGTTGCGTTCACGCAGCTTCTGCCATTCCAGCCGGGCGAAGCCGCGCTTCGTGCGCACCGTCACCAGCTGCTCGGCCACGAACTGCTTCAGCCATTCGTTCTCGACCCAGTGCGGCAGATGCACCGAGCCGGGCGGGAATGCCGCCCCGTCGGCCAGCTCCTCCTCGGTCGGGCGCGCCAGCCGCAGGAAGCGGTAGGTCTCGGCCTTGAAGGTCGACACCGCCACGGTCCAGAGCCGCGCACCGCGCCGCAGGCGTTTGCCGCCCTCGGTCGCGTCCACGAAGGTCGGCCCCGACACCGGGCTCGAGCGGTTGAACCCCTCGACGCCCTTGACCGGCGCCACCTGCGCGAAGCCCTGCGCCCGCGACCAGGAATAGACCGCCGGGGCCTCGTAGCCGGTGTCGATGGCGAGCCGCGCGATCCTGAGATGCGCACCGCGTTCGTGCGGCCAGGTTCTATCCAGCAGCGCGGTCAGCTCCGACCATGCGTCGTGCCGGTCGGGCCCGCCCTCGATGACGACATGATCGACGAGCCAGGACTCAAGTCCGCGGCCCCAGGCCCAGACGTCGACCTCGATCCGGTCCTTCTGCACATCGGCCCCGGCCGTCAGGAACAGCCCGCCCGCAGGCACCATGCCGGACGTCCAGCGCTCGCGCCGGTCGTAGAGCCGCTGCCAGTCGGGGGCCTCCCCGGTCTCGACCCATGTCTCGCCGAGAATGGTATTGCGGAACGCCTTGATCGCTTCGTCCGAACCCTGCGCCGCGTCCCATGCCCGCACGATCCGCTCCCAGCTCAGCCAGCCGATCGGCGAGCAAAGCGCCGAGAGGTGATAGCCGACTGTCGTCGGATCGGCGGAGGTCGCCGTCGCGCGCCATTCGCCGCCCTCCAGCATCGCCGTCTTGTGGTGTTCCGCGATTGCCGCGTCGCAGCCCTCGCAATGGTATTCCGCCGTCTCCGGACGGCCCTTCTGCCAGCGCAGCCGGTCGAACTTCAGCCACTGCATCGCGCCGCAATGCGGACACGGCACGAAGAACCGACGCTGGTCGCTGGCCTCGTACTCGCGCTCGATGCGCGACAGTCCCCGGATGGTGGGCGTCGAGACAAGCAGCACCTTGCGCCGGTGCGCAAAGGTCAACGAGCGCGCCTCCGCCAGCGTGACCGGGTCGCCTTCCTCATCGGCAGAGGCCGGATAGGCGTCGACCTCGTCGAGGAAGATGTAGCGCGCCGGGGTGGAGCGCAGCCCGACCGCCGAGTTCGCGCCGGTCATGATCAGGATGCCGCCCGCGAACTCCTTGGACAGCATCGTGTTGCCCGCGTCGCGCGAGCGCGCGGGCTTCACCCGCTCGCGCAGCTCCGGGCTCTCGTCGATCAGCGGGTCGATCCGCTGGCGCGAGTTGCGCTTGGCCAGTTCTACGGTCGGCTGGACCGCCAGCATCGGGCCCGGGGCCTGGTGGATGGCGAACCCGATCCAGTTGTTGCCGGCCTCGGTCGCGCCGACCTGTGCGGCCTTCATGAAGACCACCCGCTGCGTGGGATCGCCGGGGCTCAGCCGGTCCATGATCTCGCGCATGTAGGGCGTGCGCACCGTGCGGTATCGCCCGGGTTCGGCCGAGGCGCGGCCCGAGAGCATCCGGTGGCGGTCCGCCCATTCCGAGACGGTCAGGTCCGGGTCGGGCCGCAACCCGTTGCCCCAGGCGCGCAGGATCTCGCCCGCGCCGTCGAAGTCCGTCAGGTCATTGCCGCTCTCACCGGAAGTCGGGCCGGACCTCGGCGAGTTCGTCGAGGTGGGCGCGTACATGTCTCTCCAGCACCTTCTGCATCGCGGCTGGCTCCACGGTGATCTGCTGGCCCGTCGCGTCGCGGCACGAGGCCGAGAGTTCGGCCGCCATCAGCGCCGCTGCGCGCGCGGGCCAGTTCACCCATGCGTCCCGTTCCTCCCGCGCCAGCCGGAACACCAGCGCCAGCGCGCGGGCCCGCTCGATCAACTCCCCCTTCAGCTTCTGGAGCCGGATGCGCCGCTCCTGAGCCTTCAGCACCTCGTTCGCGGTCTTCGCCTGCAGAAAGGTGGTGCCGCCGCCGACGGCGGGCACGGCCAGACCCTGTTCGCGCAGCGTGTCGCCGACGGCTGTCACTGCCGCCTCGGGGACAGGCTTCAGCTTCGGCGCTGGTGCCTTCCTCGTCTTCGACGGGTCCGTCGTCTCGGCCCGTCTGGCGTCGCTGGCGGCCGCGTTGATGCTGCCGTCGGGATAGAGCACCAGACGCTCGGCGGTCTTCGCCTTCTGGATCGCACCCCGCGACAGCCCGACATGCGCGGCGTATTGGCGCTCGCTCATGCCCTGCATCGACGGCTCCGATTATCATTCAGAATCATGTGCTTATCGAGTTGATAAGCGCGCCGTAGAGAGCGAACGTCACTCCAACAAAGCGATGCAACTCACCAAGGAGCCACCACGATGACCACCCGCGCACAAGACAACACGAAAGCCCTCGACGCCTTCATCGCCGCCAAGTCCGAGATCGACGCGATGCTGGAACGGCTCGCCGCCCTCAGCGCGGACCATTTCGAGACCAGCCCCGACGAGATCAACTGGGGCCATGTCGGCACCCTGAACCACTACAGCGCCAAGCTGCGCGAGATCACCGACATGGCCTTCGGCGAAGGCGAACACGCCGAGTAAGACGACCCGCTCCCGGTCCCGCCCGCCGACTGGCGGGCTTGGCCTCGTAGAAGGGCCCGCATTCCGCGCGCCCCGATACGGGAGACGACGATGACCAAGCTTTCCGACACCCAAGCCCTGATCCTGAGCGCCGCCGCACAGCGGCCCGAGCGCATTGCCCTGCCGCTGCCCGAGAGCCTGCGCGGCGGCGCCGCCGCCAAGGTGGTCGGCGCGATGCTCGCCAAGGGCTTCCTCGAGGAGGTCGACGCCAACCTGCGCAAGGGCGAGCCCATGTGGCGCGAGAGCGGGGACGGCCACGGCGTCACGCTGGTCGCCACCGACGCGGGCCTCGCCGCCATCGGCATCGAGCCCGAGGACGCGAACCCCGCACCTGCGGGCGCGACCGACGCACCGACCGAGCAGTCTGCGCCGGAGGCCGCCACCGGCACCGAGACCGCGCCCAAGGCGCACACACCGCGCGAGGGCACGAAACAGGCCACGCTGATCACCATGCTGCGCGCGCCGGACGGCGCGACCATCGAGGAGATCATGGCCGCGACGGGCTGGCAGTCGCACACGGTGCGCGGCGCGATGGCCGGGGCGCTGAAGAAGAAGCTCGGGCTCGAGGTGACCTCGGAGAAGGTCGAGGATCGGGGGCGCGTGTATAAACTCCCCGCCGCCTGACGCACTGGACCCCGACAAGCTGATGGCCGCCGTCCCTCCGGGGCGGCGGTCGATCATTTGGCGCTCCGCATCCGGATCGCCTCGAATAGTCGTCGCAGAGCGAACGACCGCGCGATGCTCACCACAGTGAAGACCGCGCCCATCTTCAGGTTCTGCGCCAGCGTCGTGTGCAGGCCGAAGATCGGAAAGATCAGGATCTGGGTGACTACCGCGACGCCGTAGCCGACGATCACGTTGGCAACGGACTCGACCAGCGACATGAGGCGGGATTGCTTCATGCCACCACCTCATCCATCGGCCAGCAGTTCAGCCGCGAGAGTTCGCAGCGCATGCGCCGCAACCAGTGGGACCACGCCGTTGCCACAGAGCCGAAGCCGGTCCACCCGGTGGGCCAGCCCATCAGCGCCTCGACGAACAGCGGGTTCAAGGTCCGGGGCGTGTCGCAGGTACCGCTCCCAGCCCTCGGCGTCACCAGGACCTGGCGGCCAAGCAGCCCGTTCACAGGCGTGTTCGCCAAGCTCGTGGCCCCGTCCTTGTGATCCCGCGCCGTCGGTGTCATCCACATCCCCGCCGAATGTGTCAGGTCGGCCGACCGGCGGTTCCCGGCGCTCGGCTTGCACCCATCGTTCGCCATCGGCGTCGGCCAGAGCGCGGCCGTCGTCGCGAGGTTCATGCCGTGCTGGCCTGCTGCCTGCGAGGGCGTCGGCTTCGTCTGCCGGTTCTCGTTGGCGCTCGCCCTCGGCGTCGGCCACAGCCGCAGCAATTCCGTCCGGTTTCCGCCACTCGACCGGGTGCCAGAGCAGGCGCGCGGGGTCGGCCAGGTCGTCACCCTCGCGGATGGCAAGGATGAACAGCCGCTCGCGCCGATGGGGCGCACCGACTTCCGCCGCCGTGAAGAGGCCTGCCGCAAGCTTGTAGCCCATGCCGACCAGTCCGCTGGCGACTTTGGGGAAGCCGAGGCGGAGATGATGGGCGACATTCTCAAGGAAGACGAAGGACGGCTCGATCTCGCCGATGATCCGGGCGACGTGCGGCCAGAGGTGGCGCGGGTCGTCCGCGCCCCGGCGCTTGCCCGCGACGGAGAACGGTTGGCACGGATAGCCCGCAGTGACGATGTCCACCGCGCCGCGCCACGGTCGGCCGTCAAAGGTGGCAACATCGTCCCAGACAACAGCCTGATCCAGGGACGCGTCTTCCATCCGCGCCACGAGAGTGGCTGCGGCGAAGGTCTCCCGTTCGACATGGCCCACAGTACGATATCCGGGGATGGCGATGGTAAGCCCGAGATCGAGCCCGCCCGCGCCAGAGCAGAGGGAGAGGCCGAACAGACATGCGTCTCCGGCTCCGGAAGCGCGTCCGGAGGAAGGTAAAGCCAGGTCATGCATGTCACGCGGCGGTCTTGCGCTTTCGCGCGGGTTCGGGGGCAGCGTCCGGGTCCGGCGCGTCGGCCGGGGCTTCGGCATCGTCGCCCAGCCGCTCGGTTCTCACTTGCGCAAATGTCCGGCCATCGCCGTCGAGGATTGCGTCGCGGCCGGTCTCGGCCTGCCAGCGCTCCACGGCGACATCGACATAGGCCGGGCTGATCTCCATCGCGAAGACGCGGCGGCCGTTGGCTTCGCCCGCCATGATCTGCGAGCCGGAGCCGGAGAACGGCTCGTAGCAGAGGCCGCCCCGCGCCACATGCTGGCGCATCGGGATCCCGAAGGCGTCGAGCGGTTTCGGCGTCGGGTGGTCGGGCCGCTCGTCCTTCGCGAAGGACGGCATCTCCCACGTCGAGGGCAACGTTTGCTCGGCGACCTTCGGCGGGCGGTTCGGGCGGCGCCAGCCCATGAAGCAGGGCTCGTGCTTCCACAGGTAATGCGACCGCGTCAGGACGCCGCGATCCTTCACCCAGATGATCTGCTGATGGACGAAGGCCCCGGCCTTTTCCCAGCAGGCCTCCAGCATCGCCTGGCGGCGCGAAGCATGCCAGCAGTACCAGGCCGCATCCTCGGCAATGGCCTCGGCCACGGCCGCAGCGATGAACCCGTCGTAGAGCTCCGCACCCTGCGAACTGTCGTCCCAGGTCGTGCCGTAGGACGCGGACCAGTCCTTGTTCCGCGTCGGGTGGTTCGATCCGTCGTAGTCGACGAGATACGGCGGGTCGGTCGCGAACAGGATCGCCCGCTCGCCATTCATCAGCCGGCGCACATCGGTCGCGCTGGTGCTGTCGCCGCAGAGCAGCCGGTGGTCGCCGAGGACCCACAGGTCACCGGTGCGCGACGCCGGATTGCGCGGCGGTTCGGGGATGGTCACCGGCGGCACGGAGCCCCCGGCGCCACCTTCTTCACCGTCCCCCTCCGGCACGAAGGCCAGCAGCTTGTCGAGCTCGCCGTCGGAGAAGCCGACCAGCGACAGGTCGAAATCCTCGGCCAGCAGATCGTTCAGTTCGGCCGACAGCAGCGCCTCGTCCCATGTGCCGAGCTCGGTCAGCTTGTTGTCCGCGATGCGGTACGCCCGCCGCTGCGCCTCGGTCAGATGCCCGAGCACGATCACCGGCGCTTCTGTCAGCCCCAGCTGCGTCGCCGCCAGAACCCGACCATGGCCCGCGATCAGTTCGCCGTCCTCGCCGACGAGGCAGGGCACGGTCCAGCCGAACTCGGCCATGCTCGCGGCGATCTTCGCCACCTGGTCCGCACCATGCGCCTTCGCGTTCTTCGCGTAGGGCTGGAGGCGCGACAGCGGCCACATCTCGATCGTGTCCGGAGCGAAGCTGAGCGTCATGGTGGGCAAGGTTCCTCGGTCGGGTGGATACCGGTGGCTTCCGGACTCCCGATGCCGGGCCGGACTCCAAGCGGGGTCCAGCGGCTACCAGCGGTGTCCGGTCGGAAGGTCAGCGTTCATTGGTGTTTGCGCAGGGCGCGAGTGGCTCTGGCTTCCGGGTGGCTTCCCAAAAATCCAGCCCTGTCGCTGGCGATGTCCCGCGCTTCGCCCGCCAGCATACGAATGTCGCCAAGAAGGAACCGCGAACTCGGCCGAGGGGGCTTGGCAGGGACGGACAGCGGCCCGAAAGGAAAGGATCAGCGCCTTTCCTTTTCCAACGGACCTGCCAACGAAAGGATGGTTTCGTTCGGGATCGCGCCGTGCGCGCCTCTCCCGAGCTTATCCCGAACCTAGCCCGCGAACCGGTTTTCTGTCCCGTCGAAAACTGTCCGCCGCACACCTTACCCTGTGGTGCGCACGGTTACGCGCCACCGGCAAGCTCGATCACCTTCCGCTTCGACAGGCTGCGATTGAACCGACGCCGGTTGAGCCTCAGCGAGATGACGCAGAGCCCGTAGAGCCAGTGCTGGTGGGCGGCCGAGCGCTGCAGACCGACCGTCCAGCAGATGGTCTTCCACCGCTCGCCATGGGCGCGCATCCAGACGATCTTGCCGTCGACTGGGTCGAGGCAGGCGGTCCAGGTCAGCGTCTCCTCCATCCGGCTGATCGCCTGCGGCGAGGGCAGCACGCGCATGGGCTTCGGCTCCTGGCCTACCTTGTCGGCGAAGGAGTGGACGATCTCGGGCCATGTGCTGAAGTAGCCCTGCCGTCGCGGCTCGGGCAGGCGCTTCAGCACGAGGGCCGCTTCGGCAAGACGGGCCTCGACGAGGGACGGGGTCCACTTATCCATGGCGCGCCTCCCTGTCGGACGGGCGCGGGCCGTAGAGCTTCTCGCCCAGCTGGCGGACCAGTTCACGCTCGGGCCAGGTGAGGCGGTCGTCATCGGCGGAGACCGCGAGGACGCCCTGTTCGTGCCAGCCCTCGCGCTTGACCTGCTCGGGATCCCGGCGCCGACCGCCGTAGCCGTGGGGATGCCATCTCATGCGACACCTCCCTTCGTCTCGATCGCCCAGAGCAGGATGGCGATGGCGTCGGCCTCGTTGTCGTCGGCGGGGCTGAATCCGCAGGCGCGGACGGCGGCGACCATCGCGGCCTTGTCGGCGTTGCCCTTGCCAGCGGCATGACGCTTGATCGTGCCGACCGGGACGCCCTCGTAGGGCACGCCGCGCAGCTCGGCCCATGCGGTCAGCGTGGCCATGAGCCCGCCGTAGATGTGGCTCGCGTCGGTGCCCGCATGGCGGCGGACTTCCTCGAACCAGATGGCGGCGACAGGACCGGAGAGCCGGTCGATCTCGGTCAACCAGTTGGTGAAGCGCAGATAGCGCATGCCGCCGCCGTCGAAGCGGCCGGGGCGCAGCGAGATGGTGCCGCTGGTGATCAGGCCGTCATGGCCGCGGATCGCCCAGCCGGTCGAGGTGCCGAGGTCGAGCGCGAGGATGCAGCGGTTGCGGGGCGTGTCGAGCGGCAGCGATTCAAACCTTGCGCCGTCGCAATTCGGGATCAGAGTCGGCTGAGCCATGATGGGTCTCCTTTGCCGGTGGCCTGTGGTGGTGGAAGACGACGGCGGTCTGGTGCTTGGCGGTACGGGGCCGCCGTCGTCGGATCGGGAAGCACAACAGACCGTCACGGCGGCGCGCGCGGCTGACCCGGACGTATGGGAGGAGTGGCCAACCCTGTGGGGTGGCCCTCCCATACGTAGTATGGGGGTTTGACACCTAACTGTTCCGAGGCGTTCAAGTGGCTGAAATCATTGCGGAATAAGACTGCATGAAGTCTTCGGGCATGAGTTAGGGACCTGACTCTTATTTGCCCGCAACCCGTTGATTTCGTTGAGTGCACAGTTGGCGCTGTCATATGAGTCAGGCCTCACTCATATGAGTGAGGTCGTCCTCCAGCCCCTCCGGGTAGACCCAGACGGCGGGGTTTTCGACCTGCAGGCAGAGCCCGGACTGGGGGCATTTGAAGTGGCTGGGCAGGACCGGACGGGCGGTTGTGGTGACCTCGCCGGTGTCCGGATCGACATGCTCGACGGGCGCGCCGAACTGCATGCCCTCGACGCAGAGATAGCCGAACCGCGACCGGGTGATGGGGAAACCGAACCCCGAGGGGTCGCGCAGGAACTTCACGAAGCCCTTGGTCGCCAGCACGCTGAGCCGCTCGCGGATCGTGTGCTTGCTGCCCAGACCGCCCCGGTTCTCGAAGGTCTCCGCGAACTGCATCGCGGTATAGAGGCGCTCGCTCGCCGCCTCATCCAGCAGCATGCCGAGGATGACATCGTGCTTGCGCAGCCGCTCGGCATCGAGTTTGGCGCCGACCTCCTTGCGCACCAGACGCTCGTTCAGCGGGTTCAGCTCGACCCATTCGCCCTTCACCTTGTCGATGAGCTTGCCTGGCAGCGCGGGGCCGTTCCGCAGTTCGATCTCCAGCCTGCGGACGCTGCTGTCCTCAGCAGGCCGGTGCATGAGCAGCCCCGAGGTGTAGAAGCCGCGCAGCGCGCTGGCGCCGGAGAGCGCGAGGAAGGGATCGTCCTTGACCTGATGCTTGCTGGCCTTGCGGGTGTGGTGGGCGAGGATGACGCCCGCGTCCGGATTGACCGCCTCGCGGAGAAGCTCCACCCGGTCCTTCAGGAAGAACATCATGGCGGTGTTGTCGTTCTCGCCGCCCCCTTCGGGGCCGCCATCGAAGAGGTTGCGGATCGGGTCGATGACGATGATGTCGGGCGGCACGTCGGAAAACGCGGCCCGGATCGCCTCGGCCACGCGGGCGACGCCCTCCGCGTCGAGCAGCAGCTTCAGCTTCGGCGTGGCGATGAAGGTGTCGCGCGCGGCTGCGATGACGGCGGCGGGCAGCGCGATCTGCTGCATGCGCTCGCGCAGATAGTGATACTGGATCTCGGCCTGCAGGTAGAACACGCGCAGCGGCCGGGGCGGCGTGAAGCCGAGGAACGGCACGCCCGCCGCCATGTGCACGAGCCAGGAGATCAGGAAGTCACTCTTGCCGACCTTGGGCGCGCCGCCCAGCACGAGAAGCCCGCCAGGTGTCAGCACGCGGGGTCCGATGATGTCCTCCGGCATCGGACTGGTGTCGTCGAGGAGCGCGCCGAGGCTGAATGTCGGCAGCGGGCTGGCCGGGGCACCCGCGTTGGCCGCGCGCAGGAGCGGCGGACCGTTGCGCTTCACATGCAGCTCCCAGAGCCGTTCGGACTCGGCCTGCAGCCGATCGAGCGGCCAGGATGGGCGCAGCATGGCGGCGTTGTAGCCGCAGATCGCCTCCCAGCTCGCGAAGGGATCGAGGCGGCCCTCGTGGACGAGGCGTACGTAGTGGCCGATGGCGGCGCTGGCCCCCTGGAAGCGGGACCAGTCGTCCACCGCGCCTTCGCGCACCGGCGTGGTGAGCACCGCGTCGATGCCGGGCTTCGATGCTGGTGTGGCAACGTCGCTGGCGAAGCCTACGCCTGGCAGCGGCGGCATCTCGGCGACCTTTTCGGCGAAATCCGCAAGGTCGACCTCGACGTCGCGATGCTCGCGGATCTGCACGAGACGTTGATGGCCGTGCTTGTGATAGACCGTGCCAGGCACCCGGATCGGCTGGTGCGCCGAGCGGAAATGCGTGTCGCCGCCGACCTTCACCGCGATCTCGCCCCGCAGGCGACAGAGGGTGACCAGGTCGTCGCCCTCGGCGGGCTCGGTCAGTTTCCACCAGACATGGAGCTTCGCGGCGCCCTCTGGCGTGCGCCCGCCGCTTTCGATGATCAGCGTCGGCGTTCCGATGTGGCGGGTGACATGGTCCAGCTTGGCCGGGATGTCGCCCGCGTCGAGATCGACGACGATGGCCTGCATCTGCAGCACGTCAGCGGCGCGGGCTTGGCCCTGTTCCTCGACCGTGCCGGGGATGACATAGACCGCCGCCCCCTCGCGGTTCGCCCACGCGGCGAAGGTCGCGAGTTTCCCCGGCGCGGTGTCGTCGGCGGGGATCCAGATGTTGTGCGGCTTGCCGTCCCGGCCCTGACCCTTGTCGACGAAGCCGCGGAGCGGGATCAGCCCCTCGCACCAGCTGAACACGGTGTCTAGGAAGATGGCGATCTGCTCGGGGTCGGGGTCGCAGCCGAATGGGTTCTCGGACGGCGGCCCATCGTTGAAGTCCATCCACGGGTTGAAATGCAGGATGCCGTCGTCGCTCATGCCGACAGCCTCCAGCAGCGCTCGGACCACGGGCAGAAACGGCACTCGAAGAAATCGGGCGAGGTGGCGATGCGCGGCAGCAACTCGCCCGCGTCGGTCGCCTGCAGGATCCGCACGCCTCGGTCAGACATGCGCTGCGCGAGCTCGGCGTCGAAGGGCACCAGCTCATGGTGAAGCTCGGCCGTGTCCTTGTTGATCGCGGTGAACACGGCGGGCGCGGCCGAGATGCCGGGGACCGTCCCTTCCATGTAGGCCTGATAGAGCGCGATCTGGGCGGCGTAGACCGGCTTCGACTTCGTGACGCCGTCCTTCACGCAGGCGCGCCAGTTCTTCGCGTTCATCGTCTTGCATTCCCAGAGAGCGGGAACGGCCAGCTCGAAGCCTTCGGGCCCCGCGGCGATGATGCCGTCGACATGACCGCGGATGCGCCCACCCGCGACGGAGAACCCGAACTGGCCGCCATCTGGCCGGTTGCCCTTGCGCGTGTAGAGGTCGAAGCCCGCGCCGCGCAGCCAGGCGACGGCCAGATCCTCGAGCGCATGGCCGATGGCGAAGATGCGCAGCGACTGGCCGCTGAAGTCCTGGCCCTCGTCCTTCGGCGTCGCCGTGAACTCGAACTGCAGCGCCAGCTCGCAGGCATGGCCGAGACGCGAGCCGCCGAGGTAGTCGCGGGGCGGCCGCGTCGCCTGATCGGCGGTCAGCGCCCGATCGACCGCGGCATTGACCCGCTCTGCGAAACTCGGCCGGTGATTGTAATCGAGGATCAAAACGGCACCTCCGGCGTCTGCGCCCGGGCGATGTCGGACATGGCCTCGCGGAAGCCCTCGACGGCCTCCTCGATCAGTGCGCGCACCTGCGCCTCGGTCAGATCCGCGAGCGGTGTGGCCCAGCCGATCTCGTCCATCAGCAGCGCCACGCGCTTCATGGTGGCGGTGATCGCGGCGCGCTCTTCCTCGGTCAGGTCAACCATGGCGAAACGCTCCCGCGCCAAGCGCGTCCAGAAGGACTGGCAGGGCATCGAGCAGAACCAGACCGATGGCCGGGGCTGCTTCGACCGGTGCGGATCGAACCAGCCAAAACCACGGGTGGGTTGCCGGCAGACAGCACAGAGCGTTCCACGCGGATGCCAGAGCCGCCGCCGGTCCGCGGCCGTGATGGGGGTGGATGTGGACATGGGTCATGCCGCCCTCCGTTCGGGCCGGGCGGCCGTGTCGATCAGCTGTCGGATGGCGCGCTTGTTGAAGCCGAAGGTCATCAGCGCCGAGGCGCGGTAGCGCGTCAGGCCGAAGTCGTGGCGGCACTCGGGCGGCAGGTACTGCAGCTGCTTTTCGGTCGGCGGCTGGCGCAACCAGGAGCGGGTCTTGAAGGCGCTTTCGTCGGTCTCATGGGTGTTCAGCCAGTCGTCGGCCTGCGCGAGGCAGACGGTGCGCTCACCGACACCCAACAGGTGGGGGCGCTCGCCCTTCGCCCCGCCGATGGCGTACCAGACCCCGTCCAGCCAGAAGATGCCGCCCCAGGCCGCGAAGCCCGTGGCCATCAACGCGTCGTCCGTGCCGTAGAGGTCGACCCACGCGAAGCTGGACCGCTTCAGCAGGTCGATCTCGGTCATCATGAAGCCCGAGAGCGGCGCAGCACCGCCACCTTCACCGATCTCTTCGTCCTCCCGCGGGAACGCCTCGCCGCAGAGCGGGCATTCGGTGGCGGCCAGCGGGATCTCCGCCTTGCAGGCCGGACAGGTCTTGGTCGGCGCCTCGCCGGTTTCGGTCTTGCCGTCGAGATCGACGTCCTGCTCCAGCGTGCCGTGGATCAGGCTCGAGGTGCCGAAATCCAGCACGACGCAGTCGGTCTTCACGATGCCGGGGTGTTCCTCGGGGTCGACGGTGCGCAGGCCGCGGCCGACCATCTGGATCATGGTGGACTTGTAGGAACTGGGGCGCAGCAGCACGACGCAGGAGGTGGGCGGATGGTCCCAGCCCTCGGTCAGCACCGCCACGTTGACCACGACGCGGATGTCGCCCGCCGCGTAGTCGGCGAGGATCGCCTTGCGGGTCTCGGCCACCAGATCGCCGTGGATCAGCGCGGCGGAAACGTCCGCCGCCCTGAACGCCTCGGTGACGTGTTCGGCGTGGGCGACGGTGGAGCAGAACACCACGGTCTGCCGGTCGCCCGCCTTTTCCTTCCAGTGGCGGATCACCTCGTCGGTGACGGGGGCGCGGTCCATGATGCCCGCCACCTCCGCCATGTCGAAATCCGACATCGTCTTGCGGACCGAACGCAGCTCGTCCTGCACACCCACGTCGATGACGAAAGTGCGCGGCGGCACCAGGTGGCCCGAGGCGATCAACTCGCCCAGCCGGACCTGGTCGGCGACATTGTCGAAGACCTCGCGCAGACCCTTCCTGTCGCCCCGGTTCGGCGTCGCCGTGACCCCGAAGATGCGGGCGTCGGGATTGGCCTCGCGCACCCGGTCGATGATGCGGCGATAGCTGTCGGCGACCGCATGGTGCGCCTCGTCCACGACTAGCAGGTCGAGGCGCGGCATGTCGGCGAGGTTCGACGCCCGCGCCAGCGTCGGCACCATGGCGAAGGCGACCTGGCCGTCCCAGGATTTCTCCGTGGCGTCGATGACCGATGTGGCGACGCCCGGAACCACGCGCTGGAACTTGGCGCGGTTCTGCGCCGTCAGCTCGTCGCGATGCGCCAGCACGCAGGCCTTGGCCCCGTCGCCGATCATCTCGCCGGTGACCGCCGAGAGCATGATGGTCTTGCCCGCGCCGGTGGGCGCCACGCCCAGCGTGTTGCCGCGGGAAGCGAGCGCAGCCACACTGCGCTCGACGAAGGTCTTCTGGCGGGGGCGCAGGCGCATGGCCGGTCTCCCCTTACTGCGCCCAGCTCGGCCGACCGGCGGCGCCGGGGGCGGACGCAGGCTGGCCGGGCTGGGTGGCCGTGGGGGGCTGCTGCGGGGCATGGCCCTGCGCCGGGGCGGCGGCGAACTGCGGCGCGACCGTGCCCATCAGCGCGGCGTAGTCACGGTGATCGGGGGTGACGGCGGCGCGGATTTCGTTCTTGTCCTCGCCGTTGGTGTCGGTGCCGATGTCAATGCGGGCGACGAACTCGACCCCGTCGAGATCACCGAAGCCGTTGATGCGGCGGCGCGCCTGCGCTTCGGGCGAGTTGTCCTTGTCCGACACGCCGCGCGCCGAGTTGAGGATGCCGCGGATCAGGCCGCGCCCCATGTTGGCCCAGTCCGGGCCCTTGGGGCTGTAGAGGCCGATCAGCGACCAGACCTTGCGCCGGGCATAGGGTCCCTCGAGCACCGTGTATTCGGCGTCGAGATAGACGGCGCCGGTGGCGGCGCGGCGCGCCCAGCCGCCGGTCCAGCCTTGCGAGGGGTCGTCGAAGCCGCCAGGGCGGAGCGTCAGGCGCACCTTGGCGAGCGTGCCCTTCGGGATGACGTTGGTGTTGGATTGCGCAGAGTTGAAGTCGTTCCAGGAACCAGACATGACTGGGGTCTCCTATTTCAGTTGTTTTCAGAATGGGTGGGAGCACCGGTGGTCGGCGCGGTCGCGGCCGCAGGCGGGCTGCGATATGCCAGCCGCTCGGATGCGGGCTTCACGGGTCCGCGGATCTTCGCCATCAGTCGGCCGAGATGCGGCTCCTCGATCAGGTCAAGGCGGCCGGAGCGGTCCTTCGCGGGGAAGTTCCACGAATTGATCGTCTGGCAGACGAAGGCCCTGTACGGCGTGCCGGACTCGTCCTTGATCTCCGCCATCGTCAGGACTTCATCGACGATGCCCGGCAGTTCGAGGCCGGTCTTCGAGCCGTCGATCTGCGGCTGGAAAACGCGCCGATTGAAGTCGTCGAGCTTCTCGTCGAGGATCCCGACGAACCAGACGTTCTTCGCCCGCGTGTGTTGTAGATGGGTGAGCCACGCGACCATCTCGCGGCCGTGCAGGCCGTAGGCGCCGCGGACGTCGGGCTTGCCGGTCTTGTCCGAGAACGCCTCGGGCTGGCCGCGGCACCACTGGAAGCAGAGCCGCCCGGCCACGGTGATCGAGTCGATGAAAACGGTCTCGTATTTCCCGATCACCTCCGGATCGCCGTAGCGCCCGCAGACCTCGTCGAAATGCGCCTGGCTGTAAGGCTGGTCCTCGCGCAGCGCCGGGTTCGGTCCGCCGATGAACACCGCGAAGTCGCGGCACTCCTTCCATGTGCGGGGCCGGACGCTGTCGCCGGACCATCCCTCGATGGCAAGGTCGCCCGCTTCCAGATCGATGAACAACGTAGTGGCGGGGTCGAGCGTCCAGAGAAGACTGGTCTTGCCGATCCCGGACTTGCCGAAGATCGTACCCTTGATGCCGCGCGGCTCGGCGAGACGCTGATCGGCCGAAATGATCGGGAGAGCCATCACTTGCCTCCCTTCGCCGCGATCAGGGCATCGATCGCGATGTCCGCACCCAGCGCGCCGGCCTTGCGCCCCTCGTCGTGAAGGGTGCGCACGGCGTCGATTTCGCGGTAGAGCGCCGACGCCCGCTCGTTCAGCCCGATGAGGGCGAACGCCAGGTCGTCGATCGACGCCGTCCCGACCGGCTTGAGGGTATCGTCGCGACGTTCGCCAAGGGCTGGCACCCGGATCGTCTCGGGTAGCTTGTCCAGCCCGAAATGCTGCTCGCGGAGCACCGCGAGTTTCTTCGTGATGCTCATGACGTCACCTCGTTGGTCAGGGAAAGGCGGAAGCTGGGCCTGCCGGTGCGGACGGTGCGCGCGTCCTCGAAGGCGGAGCGGATGTGGCTCGGCCAGGCCGCGAACTTGCGTTCGGGCACCTTGATCGCGACGTCGACGTATTCGGCGGGGTCGTCGCCCTCGGCCCGGATGCGATCGACAAGGGCGGCGAGTTTGTCCTGGTCCCAGTCCACCCGCTTCGGCAGGTCGGCGATCACGGTGACCGTGCCATCGTCGAGGCGGATCGTGCCGGTGTCCTTGCCGGCGGCCTGGCGTGCCGCGTGGGCACGATCGCCGTACTTGAGCGCGACGGCACCATCGAGCCAGTCGCAGATCGTCTTGGCGCGACGCAGGGCATCGGCGGCCTCGTCCTGCAGGGGGGCGAGTTGCTCAGCGGGCATAGCGGCGATGTCGCCGACGGCCATGTGCCGGAGCTCATCGAGCGAGATGCGGTTGGAAATCGTCATCACCGCCCCCTCACGCCGCAGGCTTGGCAGGGGTGTCGGCGGTGCTCGCGCGGATCTGCTCGCGCTCGTACTCCTCGACGTCTTCGAGGCGGTACACGACCCGACCGCCGAGTTTGACGAAGCGCGGGCCTTCGCCCGTCCAGCGCCACCGCTCAAGCGTGCGGTGGCTGATGTTCCAGCGCGCAGCCAGGTCGATCTGGTTGAGATGTTTCGTAGCCATCTGTGTCTCCTTGGGTTCTTGTCGAAAACCTGCGGAGAGGATGGCTGCCGGGCGGGTAGGAGCCGGGGAGGAGCCAGGTAGGGCTCAAGGTAGGAGTCGGAAAAACCGGCTCAGAAATGAAAAAAGCCGCCCCATCGGGCGGCCATGCAATTGAGAGATTCAGCGCATCAGAGGAACAACCAACAGCGGCCATTCTCCTCTCTGATGAAATCACGCCATTCAGCTCTCCCGGAGAAAGCCTTCGCCAGCGTGTTGACGCTGGTGCTGTATCCGGCGCTCTCCAGAACCTCAGCGGTCAGAAGTTCCGGATGGCCGGATTTCCAAGCGTCATACAATTGCCGGATGATTGCGCGCTGTTTCGATCCAGAGAATGCATACCGTGTTCCGCGAACTGTGAGGGACGCGCCGTCGGCCGCCATGGTGATCAGGTCGTCGTTCAGCTGTGAGCCTGCCGCAACACGGGCAGCCAATAGGTCGGGAACGACAGCATGACCATTGTGATCGGCGACATCTCGAACGGCGATAAGCGTATGACCGAGGTGCACGTCAGTCGGCAGGCGATTCCCAGGCGTGAAGCTCAGGACGATTCGCAAGCCGGGCGCCGGACGCTTGCGAGCAGCATCGATGAAACTTTTCCATATTGCTGGTTCGCAGAGCCGACGGCCAATCCACACGGATGTACGTTTGCTGCGTCCTGGAAGTCGCGCGTCGCCGACCTCCCACAGAAGGTCGGGCACGAGTTCGACAGGGCCGGTTCGCGGCGACAGATCCAGCCGCTCCAGCAGCTGTTCGAGCAACGTGTTGAAGTTGACACGGTACGTTGCCAACTGATCACCGGGGACATTCACCCAACCCGCTGACGGGCTGAAATACCCATATGCCCGATGTTCAGGTGACCAAGTCAGATTTACGGGCTCGTCTTCATGGTCGACGAGTGAAACAGCCGCCCGCGAGTGATCTTTCGGCTGAAGGATCCCTGCCGCCTTCAGCGCTGGCGCGACGCGCCCATAGTAGCCGTCGAGGACTGAGCCGCTGATGACCGCATCCGGCGTCTCGATCACAGACAGCAGCAGGTCTGCCGCCTTTCGATCAATCGACGACGGCACTATCTGCCCCGGAAAGAATGCCCCAACGGCGCAGGTACTTTTCGCCGATCAGCTGCTCCTCCTCGGTCTGGTCCTTGAGATTGCAGCCATGCGGCATGGTGATCGTCAGCGGCAGCGTCCGGCCTCGCTTCGCGTCACCCTTGGGGTGGAATTTGATGGTCAGCTTCGCCTGCGTCGCGATCCATCCGCCGGCTAGTGGATCGTTGGCGCCGAACCGCTCTGCCGACATGCTCCAGATGGTGCGGTCGGCTTTCCGAAGGCATTCGAGGGTGGCGCGTTCGGCGTTATTGTCGATGGGCATCAAACGCAGCTGCTTGACCTCGACGGATTCGATCCCGTCCTCCGGCTCTGTCGGGAAGGCAAAGGGGTGCAGGAGAACATCCAGATCGTAATTCCGGAACGGCACCTTTTCACTCTGGAATTCAATCCCGAGCAGGTCCCGCGCCATGAAGCGCACCATCTCCTCGCGACTTTCGCGGTCATTGGCCACGACCTCGATGACGCCGGTTGCCGGCTCGTAGGTCATCGCTGCCTCGAACACTGGGCGGCGGGCGCGACGGACGAGCGCGCCGCCATCGTCGAACGCTAGGAAGTCGTCCAGCAGCCCCTCGCGGTAGATCGCGATCTGCACCAGCTCGCAATCCTCGCCGTCAAAGGTCGGCCGGTAGCGCCCGAAAATGTCGATGTGGATATTGTTGGAAGCGAACCGCTCGCGCAGCGCCGCCTTGAAGGAATCGAGGGATGCCTCGTCGCGGCGCAGGTCAAGGTGCGGCTCACCGATGAACCCGTCCCAACTCCGGCCGCGCCGCCGCTCGTCGGTGTAGCGGACCTCTTCGGCGTGACGGAACCGAATCGGCTCGTTCAGGAACATCCAGAGCGAGCGGGCGTGACCATTCGCGAGATCGTCGAGAACCGTGCGGTCATCGACAACACTATAGAGTGCAGTCTGCCCGGCATCGTCGGCGAGAGCTCCAACACGGTCGGCATCATTGACGATGCGCGCGCGGGCTTCGTCGTCCATCTCGTCGACGGCGCGGAGCGTGACGCGAACCACCTCCGGCTCAGGCGCCTCCCAATCGACCTCGGTCAGAAGCTCGATGCCGGTATGGTGGAAATAGGCCTGCAGCGACGAAGCAGGCATGTTGCGGATGAAACTCGTCACTGAGGCCATGATCGGTGCTCCTTAGCCCTTGATGGTGCGCGGGTCGTTCCCGTGCGAATCGGACTGGCCGATACGGCCATCCTGGTTGTGGATCTTGAACTCCGTCCCGGCGTTGCGGCTCATCTCCCGCCCGCGGTCGATCGCCTCCCGTTTCGTGTCGAAATGCCCGCTAGCGCGGTCGGCCCCGCCGCGGCGAACGTCCCAACCGCCGCCGGAATTGGGAACTACGTGATGGGTCCCTGACCCTTTGCCTTTTGCCATGACGGCCTCCTGTCTTGTAAAAGCGCTAACTGCAGTTCGTTCTTGCGAACTTCTGCGGAAGATAGGGATTGCGCGTATGGCGTGTCAAGCACTAGATGTATCGCGACAACGAACTCGTTGAAAAGCAGGAGGACACCGGTGCCAACACCATTGGGAGAGCGCGTTCGAGAGCTCAGACTGAAGCGAGGTCTGACCTTGGAAGCGCTGGCCGAGCGGGTCGGATCGAGCAAGAGCTACATGTGGGAGATCGAGAACAAGGAGGTTACGCGGCCATCTGCGGAGAAACTGCAGCAGATCGCCTTGGCTCTGGAAACGACCACTGACTATCTGCTCACCACTGAAGCCGTCACTGAGGCCGATGCCGACGACACGGCCTTTTTTCGCAAGTATCAGAGGATGAACCCCAAGGGGAAAGAGCGACTTCGAGAGATGCTGAGGATCCTGGACGACGAGGATGAATGACCGATAGAGCCCGAAAAACGCCCCGGCGGGCTGCCAACGATCTGACGGTTCTACTCCGCACCGTGTTGGGGGAGGACCGATTCCCGGTGGACGTCGAAGCGCTGGCGCTCGAGGTCTCGCGCAACCATGAAGATCCGATCACGGCCGTAAAGGGTGTCGAGATAGACGGCTTCGAGGGCATGCTGCGCGCGCGGCGCAAGAAGCCCGGTTGGCAGATTCTCTACAATACGCAGCCGCGTTACCGCGGGCGCGAGCGTTTTACGTTGGCTCACGAGTTCGGGCACTACCTGCTGCATCGGCGCCCGCTCACCGCCGAACACTACCGTGATGGCGAGCTGTCCGACGACTACGATTTCGAGTGCCTTCCGCTCCAATCCAACGACTGGAAGGACGCCGAGAGGGAGCGCGAGGAAGAGGCCGACACGTTCGCCTCCTTCCTGTTGATGCCCATCGACGACTACCGCAACCAGATTGGCGGCCAGGAAATGACGCGCGATCTCCTCGGCCACGTCACGGATCGATATGGGGTCTCGCTTCTCGCCGCCACACGCAAGTGGATCGAATTCACCGACGCCCGGGCTGCCATGGTGGTGGCACGCGACGGCTTCGCTCTTTGGGGACGGGCCAGCACGACGGCCTACAAGAGCGGCGTGTTCATCCGTTCCGGCATGCCGATCCCGGATGGTTCGGTGATGGCGATGGGCCCCACTTCGCAACAGGCCGGTGGACAGCGGCCCACATCACTCCCCGACGGGATCTGGGCATTCAGCCGGGGCTCGGAGCCCGTCCGGGAACTCGCCTTCTTTTCTGATCGCCTCGGCATTTCGGTTTCTCTTTTGCAGTTCGACGGTCGCGGTGGAGGAGCGGACATCGAAGAGGAAGAGCCGTGGGACAGCTATGACCAGTTCATTGCTGGCGTCAGAGAATAACGTTGGACGCAAATATGATTGACCTCAAGCATTCTGATATCCGAATTATCGATGACGCCTTCCAGGCCGACCCCGGCTATGTCCTCAATTTCTCCGACCGGACATTTCGAGAGTATTTCGAGGAAGAGTTCAAAATCGATATTGATGATCGAAAATACCAGTCCAACGGAACATCGAAGATGAACCGTCTGCGGGCATTCTGTCGTGTTGAACCCCCGGCTACCGTTTCGCGAGTGCTGCGTAGCCTGTGGCAGTACCGTGAAGCAACCCGGTCGCCGGGTCCGCGCGACGGTGAGATTGGAGTAAATTTTTTCGACCTTCTCTCACGTATAGAAGGCGGCGGTACAATCGCTCGAACGGATGCGATCGAACGATTCGCCGTCGACCAGACTCTCGACGAGCTGGTTGCCGCTATAGAACGCGACATCATTGCCGATCGCCCCGCAGTGGCTTTGGATCGCCTACATACCTACTGCGCAAAGAAGTTTGGGCACCTGCTCGACCGGAGAGGCGTCACCTGGGATCGGACCGAGCCCCTTCACAGCCGCGTCGGCAAGTATGTCAAGGCTTTGAAACAGGAGCGGGAGCTCCGGGAAATGACGGAGCAGATCATCAAGAATTCGATCGGTGTCTTCGACAAGTTCAATCACGTTCGGAATAATCAGAGCCTCGCTCATGACAATGAGCTGCTCGACAAGGCGGAGGCGCGGTTCATCTTTGACTCGGTGTGCGCGGTGCTCCGTTTCGTCAAGAGCATCGATACCGTTCGATTCGATGACTGATCGCCCCCTTCAGAAGGAAGCAGCCACCTACAAGGACCATACGATCTGCGTCACGCTTCGAATGATTGCGTGCAATCACGTTAAGTCATTGAAATAGATTGCATATGGCCGTTTCGCGACTACCGTTTGCTGATCATCTTTTGTTGCGAACGGTCTCATGCAAGAATCTCGATCCGGCCCGAATCCTCCGTTGCCCGCCCGTCTGTCGGCGGATGAACGCCTCAATGAACTCGCGTGCATTATTGCGGCGGGGCTGAGGCGTGTTCTGCCAGAGCAGTCCAGTTCTTTATCTGCAGTCGGCGAAGACAGTTCATTCGACATTCTCGCCCTCAAACGCCGTGTTGGTCGTCGCAAACCGAGCAACCGAGATGGAGGGCAATGATGCCAGGAACAAAGAGAAAGATGGATCCCCCGCAGGGGCGGCCGGGCGAATGCGCCTCGGCGGAAGAGAGCGTGGTCATGCAGCTTTCAGCGCTCAAGCGAATGACGGTCGTGGAGCTGAAGACGAAGTGGGAGAGCCTCTTCGGCTCGTCCGCTCCGAATAACAGCCGCAGTTACCTTGAGCTGAGGCTCGGCTACCGGATTCAGGAACTGACCCTCGGCGGGCTTTCGCGCGAGACGCGACGGACGTTGGACCTGCTGGCCGACGAGATCGAGGGCCAAGCCAGGCACAGGTCGATCATCGCCGATCCCCGCAACCCGGTTGTCGGCACGCGGCTGGTGCGCGAATGGGACGGGGTGGAGCACACCGTCACCGTGATGAAGAACGGGTTCGACTGGCAGGGGCGCAAATTCAAGTCGCTGTCGGCGGCGGCGCGGGCGATCACCGGCACGCAATGGAACGGCTACCGCTTCTTCGGCCTGCGCGAAGCCCGGAGGGACGACAGATGAGCCGTCATCAGGAAGCCGTCGCGGTCATGACTCGCCGTCTGCGCTGCGCCATCTATACCCGCAAGTCGAGCGAGGAAGGGCTCGACATGGAGTTCAACAGCCTCGACGCCCAGCGCGAGGCCTGCGAGGCCTATGTGGCGAGCCAGAAGGCGGAAGGCTGGACGGCCATCCGTGAGGGTTATGACGACGGCGGCTTCTCCGGCGGCACGCTGGAGCGGCCCGGCCTGAAGCGCCTCATCCAGGATGTCGAAGCGGGACTGATCGACGTGATCGTCGTCTACAAGATCGATCGGTTGTCGCGCTCGCTGATGGATTTCGCCAAGCTGGTTGAGATCTTTGACCGCAATCAGGTGACGTTCGTGTCGGTCACGCAGTCGTTCAACACAACGACGTCGATGGGCCGCCTGACGCTGAACATCCTGCTCAGCTTTGCGCAGTTCGAACGGGAGGTCATCGGCGAGCGCATCCGCGACAAGGTCGCGGCCTCGCGCAAGCGCGGCATGTGGATGGGCGGCTACGTCCCGCTCGGCTACGACGTGCGCGACCGCAAGCTGGTGATCAATGATGCCGAGGCCGCGACAGTCAGGATGATCTTCGAGCGGTTCGTTGCCATCGGCTCTGCCACGACGCTAGCCAAAGCGCTGGCAGCCGAAGGTGTGCTGAACAAACGCGACAAGCTGATCGACAAAGGCTTCCTCTACAAGCTGATCAACAACCGGGTCTACCTCGGGGAAGCCGTCCACAAGGGCACGGCCTATCCCGGCGAACATAAAGCCATCATCGACCGGGGCCTGTGGAACAAGGTTCACAGCATCCTGCAGGAAAGCCCGCGGCTGCGGGCAAAGAATACGAGGCGCCAGACGCCAGCCCTGCTGAAGGGGATCATCTTCACCGACACCGGCACGGCGATGACGCCGACAGCGACGAAGAGGGGCACGCGCCTCTACCGCTACTACGCCTCGATGGACCTGATCCGTAATCGCCCGACCGGCGAGACTTCAGGCCCGCTGCGCTTGCCCGCAGGTATGGTCGAGGATGCCGTCGTCGGCGAAATTCGCCGCATGATCCGCGCGCCCGAGATCGTGGCGCGAACGATCAAAGCCCTTCGCGAGGAGAGCCCGACCGTCGATGAGAAGGCAGTCGTGAAAGCGCTCGGCGAGTTCGATCAGCTTTGGGCGGCGCTCTATCCGGCGGAGCAGACCCGCATCGTCCATCTTCTGGTGGAGCGGGTGATCGTCGGCGAAGGCGGCATCGCCGTCGATTTGCGCAATGAGGGGCTGGGCTCGGTTCTCAGGGACATGATGGCACCCCGCCAGACGGAGGCCTGCGCATGACCGGTTCAACGGAGACCATCCGGGTCGTCATCCCGCTGACGATCCGCAAACGCAACGGGCGGCCGAAGATCTTGCCGCCCGACAATCTGACTTCTCGGGATGACCGTTCACAGGACCCCCATGTACTACACGCAATCGCCCGCGCCTGGAACTGGCGGCGGCAGCTGGAAACCGGTGCCGCCTCCACCATCCAGGACATCGCGGCGGCCGAGAAGGTCTCCGACCGGTTCGTGAGTCGAATGATGCGGCTCGCCTATCTGTCGCCGGGAGTGCTCGAACACCTCGTCATTCGGCGCGTGCCGCCAGCGCTTTCGCTGAACGACCTGGTCGCTGTCGCCGACCAGCCGTGGGCGGAGCAGATGGACTTTGTGTTTGAGGGAAGCGTCGAAGCCCGCTGACGGCAGCGCGATCCAAGCTACATTAGCCCCGCTTCTGCCTTGAGCCGCTGTAGGTCCTCGAATTCCTCTTTCGGCCATTGAAACCTAGAGTTTTCACCATCAATCTTCGCAATAGCGCGTTTCAATAGGTCATCCGCCTCTTTATACTTGGCCCTCGGATCATTCTCTTTGCGGCCCAGTTCCTTGAGAAGAATTGCAAGATTGTTCAAAAGCATTGGATGATCCTCAAATGGCTTTTGGCCGTCTCGACTTGTATACTCACAGGCCATCTTGATTGCGCTGCGATATTCTCTCTCTGCTCCAATCCAGTCTTCCCTAACTTCTTTCAGAAACGTCCCGAACCAAGTTCTAATAAACGGCTCTCGTGGCGCATTCGACAAAGCCGTCTCAAATTGCTTTTCGACACGATCTGCATCCAACTCCATTCCGCCATGGTACCACTGGAGATACTCCGCCCTTGCCACATTTGCCAACAGTAACGCCTTCGTGAACTTGTCCTTGGTGTATTTTGCAACCTCGGCTACCTCACGAATTTCATCTATATCCCCCATTGGGTCACGAATTAGCCCACCCAACTTACCCCTTAAGGCTTTATTCCATCGGGAAGTACCAACTCCTTTCCTTACGGTCCATATAAACCATGGCGCGCGCAACCTTTCTAGAATGTCTTCCTCAAGATCCGACCAGTTTTTCGTAATGTAAGTACGATACGCCTTAGCATCTTCATACCTGTCGAGTTTGTCACGGGCCTCGTCATTGTTTACGTCGATTTGCAGCGCTGTCTCGAAAAGCTCACCCGCAAAATCGAATCCAGCTTCACTGGTGTATTGAAGAACGGTGGCAGACTGAACCAACGTCTGCACATCTGACGGAAAAGCCCTCACGGCCTCTCTGGCCGCATCCTCGGCCGGACCTATTCGACCTGCATGAAGCAAATTCCAAGACCGCTCCCGATGAGCGAACTTATTCTGTGGATTTGCTGCAACCGCCCGCGAAAAGCAGACTTCCGCAGTGTCGTGATCAAAGAGAACAATCCTAGCTAACCTACCTAAGCAAGTCAGCCAGTCGGAACACCAGACTTCGGGAAGCTCACCCGTCGCCGCCTCCCGCCCCTCCTGAATAAGACTCCCTACTGCCGACTCGTCGCGAACTAGCAAGTTCGCAATGGGTTTGGTTTTTGCGAAGACCGACCTGGCGAAATCATCTTCGGTGGGACTCTCTTCCGACAAGTGAAGCAAAATGAACAAGAGATTGCGCGCGCGATCATGGCTACTTGGCACTGCGAAGGGCGCGATGTATCGAAAGAAAAGCTCATGCCTGATTCCGACGCATCCTTCCCTATTTGCAGTGACGCGCTCAAGGGTATTCCAGAAACCAGACTCTTGAATCTTTTTCTTTCTCAATATTCTATTGATTACGCTTACGGGAACATCGAGCTTTAGTCCGGAAAATGTAATAACAATTTCATAGATGATTTGAGCAAAACTTCCGCTTAGAGAATTGAACTCTTCAACAAGCAAATCAGATACAGCGCGTCCATACCGAAATATCAGTAGAGTTGCAGCCAGAAGCCTGTCTCTCTCCTCTTGGCAGAGTGCGATACGTGCAGCCTTGGATAGGTGACAGCGAATATGCCGAACTTTTCCTTCAGTTTCTAGGGAGACGACCTTATCGATTAGGGCGTTTAATTCATTGTCACTTAATCGTCCAACTGACCAGTGGTAGGCGCGTATTTTATCGCGGTTGAGGCTCGCAAGTTCGTTGGGTGACAGGATTCGCCAGACTTCGGTTGCGACCAGAACGACTGGAAACTTGATATCGTCCAAACTTCCGGATACATCCGAAAGGCTCACCTGACCTCTGGCGAGTCGAGCCGCCCCGTCAATTAAGAACAGAGATGGCTTGCAGTCTCTGGATACGACGTCACGGATCTGATGTGAAAGCGCCTTGGGCGAGGTCCAATCGGCATACAAGGAATGGACGCCATAGCCGGCTCTAAGGCAGTCCAGTGCCAATCTTTGTGAGATGACGCTTTTTCCCGAGCCGGATGGGCCGCTGATTGTGAAGATGTAGTTGGCGGGGTCACCCCCCAAGCAGGCCAATGCAGCAGATCGGATACCGCCCTCTTTTACGTATTCATACCGGTCAATATCGAACCCCGCAGCGATATCGTCCAAAGTCGGGGCCTTTACGTCTAAGAAGTCATCGGCATATTCCGACGGCGCGGTGGGGAGGGCGAGAGGACGAAATGAAGGAGCAGCGATGTCGTCGGAAGGTTGTGGTTCGAGCTGTTGATCTCCAAAAACCCGAGCTCGAATCTTCTGTTCTGTCTTTTCGCGCCCTTCATGGTGCGCTGACGGAAACATAGCCATCTGACGCTCGGCAAAGACCGCAATGATCGCCTGGAACGCATCGAACCACGGCCCCTCGCGTCGCCCGGCCAAAAGGAAGCGGAATGTGTCTGGCGTGTACTCCACCGTTTCTGGCAGAGCCTGCAACAGTTCCAACTGCGTGGCAAATCCCAGTTCCTTCATCATTTCCTTGACTTCATGGCCGAATGCGCGGTTACGTGCATCGATCCGCGGCGGAAGTACGCTCTCGTCGTGGTTCGTTTTTGGTCCGCTCATGGTCCGGATCGCCTCCCCTCATCCCGCTACAGTCCGAGTCGTCCGAGCAATCAAGCCCGGCACATCTCGAAACTAAGCGTAGGAGAGCAACATGAGCAACTATCGTCCACCTTATGGTACCCTTGACTTCCTTCTTTCGGGTTCGAGGGAAACCAAGCGCATGAGCCGCGCCAACGATGACTATCGGCGTGGCTACTATCAGGGCAAGGGCCGCCAGGACGGCTCCCGCCGCTAA